CTAGCCCATCCCATTTTGGAATCCATTACGTGTACTACAGTATTGGTATCATGAAATTCTTCAGATACTTGTGGTAATTGATTGATAAATTGTCTTTCTACACTAAATCCTACTCCAGTACCGCACATTAAGATATACATTATCTCATCGAATGCTCTTTGATTATCTATGGGAAGATAACTACAATTAAATCCAGCTACATTATCCCTATCTAATGCTTTTCCAGCAGTCATTAAACACCTCATAGATGGCATAACTTCTAGATTTAAAATAGCTTTTTTTACTTCAGATAAATCAAATTCATTATTGAATCTATTAGTAAAAAAATTAACGTATCTGTCTACGGTTTCTTCCCAAGTTTCCCTACGTTTATTGTCAGGTAAGTACCTAGCGTACCTGCTTAAATGTATAAATTGCTGGTATTCAGTCGGTAATTGGTTCATATTTTTTTAATTCCTTTGGTAAATATTTTAGAAATTCTTTTCTCTCATCTTCTGGAACATTATTGTTTAGCCATAAACCAGCTTCTATTGGTCCAGATTCTTTATTTATCTGTGCAAAAATTCGTGCTCTTCTTCTATGTATAAAACTATAGTTTACAGTATTTTGCATAATTATACTCCACACATGCCATCGCAATTATTTAATTGCCCATGGTCTTCAAGTAAGTCGGACTGTCTTTCTTCTAAATCTACTTCGTCAATAGGAATACGGTCGCGGTGTAAGAAAACCTCGCTATCGTAATGGTCTATTACTACATTACGTATTGCTTTATCCATTTTAACTACTTCTTCCCATTCTTCTTTATTTTCTTTTATTCTTCTCCATTCAGTATTAGTATGATAAGGACAAAATGTACATGCAGATCTAGGAGGAGATGGATATTTATTATCCTTCATCCATTGAAAACAATCTTGCCTTGTCATTTTTTTATCTATTAAAGGATAAATATTAGTTATGTAGGGCAATCTATTGGTTCTCATCCTAATTACTTCATCATAAGAGATTCCCATAAGCAGTTCTACATTATGTCCTTTTTTAACATTTTTATAATAACCATAACCAAGAGATTCCCTTATTTGTTTTACAACAGGTCTTATTTTATAATCTTGAGTGCAAGATCTACGTAACATACCTTCCTTCCCAGTCTTAAGATTTTTTGTAAACACTGGAACTTTTAAATATTTAATCTTTTTATTTGGTGCATCCAACATATCCTGTTTTAAATTTCTATAAGAAACCACATGCACAGGAAATGGTAACTGTTTTTTTAACCATTCTAGCCATTTATAAACTGCAGATGGCTCTCCTCCAGTATCTGAAAATACTGCTTGGTTTACCATAGGCACTTCACCATGCTTTATCATTAAAGCTAAGGTTGAACTTTGTACGCCTGCTCCTAAAGATAAAACTCTAAGATCAACTTTAGAAGTTGTCATTATAAGTAATCCTCTTTCACTCTATCTATAGAGTGCTGAGTTATATCAATAGTTCCGTGACCAGTGTGAGTTAACATAACTAATCCTGCCCACCAATCACAAGTAGCTTCATTTCCTTCCATGTATTCAGGCATATAGTCTGCATACCATCCAACATTACAAGATTGTATTAATGGAGCTACAGTATCGTCCCCATTAATTCTTTTCATAGTATGAACACCAAATCTATGTGTGTGTCCAAATACTATTGAAGTATCGTGTGTTTCAGTAGCTCTCTTAGCAACATACTCCCCGCTTATGGGTTGATTAACTCTTCTATTCATAGGTGCGTGTGTAAACGCCGTGCCATCAATATACACGTAATGTCTATATTCTACTATATTCCACTTGTCTTTACCAGCTCCAACAAAATCTGTCTCGGGTATAAATCCACTTAACTCAGGTTTGTCTAAGGTATATCTCCAAGTTCTAACTTCATGATTTCCTAACAACCAGTGTCTATTTGGATTATACTTCTTTGTCTTCCACCTAGCTTGCTTTTTCCACAAGTTACGTATAGGTTTCATTATCTTTTCATAAGCTTCTATGCCTGAGTCTATATCATCTTTTAATCTTTTACCTTCCTTTATCAAAGGTTTGTTAGTATCAAAAAAGTTTATAGAATCTAGGTTCATAAAGTCACCTATTTGAACTATATTGTCAGGTTTATTTTCAACAATAAAGTTTCCAAGAGCTTCGAATCTATCCTTATTATGTTCAGGACCATCGTGAGCATCAGGAATCACCAGGGTCGTAGCATATTTCCTCATATTCATTTTCCTCGTAGTTTAAGTTAAGCTCTCCACGTAGGTAGAGGCTGTTGATTATGTCAAAAGCCATGAGCACAGATATAACTGCGTGTTCCCCGCATTCATGACATATCGCCATTTCGTTGTCTAATCCTTTTTCAGACTCACTTCCACATCTGAAACAGTAATAGATTTCTTCTTCTCTTTTATCCATTCTTTAGGTACTTCCGAAAAAGTGTATTTGAATCCGTGTCTCTTACACCATTCTGAATACCTAGTTTTAGACGTTTTATGTAATTTGTTATCATATTTAAATACGAACCTGATATCCAACTCAGGTTGTTGTTCCTGTATTAGTAAATGTTTCGCTCTGTCATAGGAAGTAAATCTACCCTTTCCCTCAATTATTATTCCATTAGGTAAAACCCAATCAGGCTTGTACGTATGGACTTTATAAAAAGGAATTATAAGTTTTTCATATCTAGCTCTGCTTCCTTTTAACTTTTTAGCAATTTCTTCTTCAAATTTTGACCTGTATCTGATAGCCATTTTTTTATGTCCTTTTGTCTAAGAACCTTTCTCAGTTGACTTGCTCTACTCAACTCTTCTATGTCCTTTACGTTAGTTTTACTAACTCCGCGCCAAAGTCTTTCTATACCAGCTTTATTTAGAGTATCTTGCACATCATTTTTTTTCTTCATAATCTAATTAGCCAATGAATATAAATATATTATGTAGCTAACAAACCCTATAAAAAATCCGATGGCAACATAGGAAAGTATTTCTCCTAGTATATTATTTTTGTTCCAGTTCATATTTTTCTCCTAAAGTTATTAATTGTCTAGTTTCTTCTAAGATTTTATCCCAAGTCATACCGTATTCGTTACACTTTTGGATGCCTTTCTCAGTCCTGTCAAAAAAATACTCGTACTCTTCTTTTAGGACTTGCTCGTAATCTTCTATTGATGAGCACCACTTAAGGCGCTCTTCCGCTCCAACAGGACCCATCCCTGGAATCCCCTCTATATTATCTGTAGAATCTCCAGTTAATATTTGAATATATTTACTGTGTACTGCTTGTTCAGTAGATACTTCATAGAGTATGTCCTTTACCCAGTTGTAGTGCCACCCAGCAATCTGGTCTAAATCTTTATCGGTAGTTACTATACAAGTATTATTACCTTGTAATTTTGCAAGAATATCGTCTGCCTCTAGATGCTCTTCTTCTTCAGCTTTCCATACGGATCTGAGATATTCTTTAATTTCATCATACCAATGAGGTTTATGTAAAGGATCTCTATTCCCTTTGTATACTTTTATTGTAGCAATGTTATCTCTAAAGTTACTTCTTCCACTTAAAAAGATTTCCATTTCTATGTCACCGAACCTGTTAGATAAAAATGATTTTATTTCTGTTAATACAGTTTTAACATTATTAAGAGCATTTTCAACTGGTTCAATAACTGTGTCTACAGTTACATCATACTCAGATTTGTCTTTGCCTTGGTCTTTTAACCAAGCTGTCATGTCTTTTTTGTATTTAAATTTAGGTATCTCTTCTTGAAAAAGAGGTATCGATAAATTATATACTTTGCTTTGAGCTGCAAAGCCACATCTGTAAAGTATTATGTCTCCATCCACCAATGCTTTCATCTTAGTTTACCAAGATCTCTGATTCTTTGTTATCTTCATTAGTTTTCTTTGTTTCAAACTTATCTCTCCACTTATCTAAGCTATCTTGCATCTCATACAAACCTTCATATCCTTGTACTAAGAAAGGTACTTCAGCTTCTATTACGTCAGTTTCCTTGTTTACTATAGCATAAACTAAATGACCATTTACTTTAGATGCAATTGATTGTTGAACAACCAACTTATAATCTAAAGTTTCTTCTATGTATCTGCTATTCATACGATGCTTCTTCTCCTAAATTTTGGTTCAAATTATCTACAGATGGAGCATCATATGCCCCATCTCTAGCGTTAGTAGCTTCCTCATAAAATTTACAAGTGTAAGCTTCCACTGTGCTGTCAATTATCTCTACTTTCTTTTTAGCATTAGCACCTAAAGTTAATGCTCCAGAAGTAATTAATAAATCAACCATAGCAATTGCTCTTTGAAGACATGCTTCATATCTAATTTCTTTAGAACGTAACTTGTCCTCTTCTTCTTTGTTAGACCAGTATGAGTCTCTGGTAACAGTTGCTCCAGCAGTAACCTTTTGCTTAGGAGCTACCTGTGGCTGCATGTTGCTTTTTTCGGAAGCGTCTGTAACTTCCACTGATTTTAAATCTATATTTTTATAGATTCCTTTCTCAGTATAAACAAATTTAATGGTATTACCTTCTTTAAAAGGTAGTTTAGTTACATCAAAGCCAGCTCCGTACCAAGTACCGCTTATAGAAGCAGATACTCCTCTGCCAGCTCTTATGGTCTCTACGACCCCTTCTGCTGTATTCATATTAAGACCCCCAATGAGTTCCAGTTTTAATTTCAGCTTTTAATGGTATGTTGAAATCAATTCCATATAATTTCTTCATGTATTTTACAGGAAAATCCTGTAAAGACTCAGACATCACATCCATGAATAAGTTCCGTTCATTTGGATGTACTTCACAAATAATAGAGTCATGTATAGTATTTGTGATAAAAGACTCAGCATTTGCACTCTTTAAGCAATGCCAAGCATGTACTAGTGCCGTTGGTACAATCTCAGCAGTAGCCAAGTATTGTACTGGATAATTTCTAACTGATGTATTACCCTCAACATAACCAGTATGTGTAACCTTCAACGAGGGGAAGTAAAACTTCATCCCCGTAGGAAGTGTTAATTCTTTGTTTATTACGGCGTGGTCTACCCACTTATCTTGCTCTCTAGTGATTCCCCCGTATTTTTCAGTAAACGTTCTGTAATAACGTCTCTCAGATGGTGTTCCGCTTGTTCCACCATAGAGTGGCTTAAATGTATGCGCTTTTGCATTCTGTCTTGCGATAGATCGATCCCTTTCTCTTGGGTATATAATATCAGCTGTGAACGAATGAACATCAAAATTTCCCTGTATATCTCGAAGTCCCTGATCATCCTGTCCATACCAGACAGCGACTCTGAATTCCAATTGTGCTTCATCAGCTTCACCCACCAACCAGCTTGGTTTTCTTGCTCTAAATAATCGTTTAAATCCTCGATCCACATTCTGGAACTGGCACTTGTATGTTTTTCCAGTTGAGCTATACCTGCCAGTAGTAGTAACTGTTTGATTGATAGAGGCGTGGAGGATACCTTCTCCTTCCTCACAACATTCATTAAATTTTTCAAGAGATTTAGTAACTTGCGCATTTAATTTCACCTGCCTTTGTTTTAGTTCAATAAATTTCTTTTGCTTACTAGTCTTTGCTTTCAACATCGATATTACCACAGAGGAAGCACTTCTTTCGCCCTTCGGGGTTTTTATTTCATTACCATTGTGGTCTTTCGGTATAGCGAATTTAAGTTCGTCATAAATAAATTCAGCCATTTGTTTATTACTTCTTGGATTAAGGCCACCAGTAAATTCATCTAATTGTCTTTCCACTGCTCGTAAATCTGATACTGAATGTTTATATACTTCTTTAACTTTTGAAGTGTCTAAACACATACCATTAAACTCTATATCAGCAATAACTGGTATCTGCAAACACTTCGTATAAAAAACACGCTCTAAGCCCTTTTTAAATAATTCCCTGCGCTGGTGTTCGAATAATTTGTGTGTTTGCTCTACGTCCGTTTTAGCGTACTTTTTGAGCCAATTTTCAGGCATTTCTGAAGGGCATATTCCAGCGTCCATCATAGCACTAATTATTGATTCTTTTCCTCCCATTCCTCTTCGTCTGAGGCATTCTTCCAATGAGAGTCTTCCTCTTCTGTTGGAGCGAAGTACATATTCTGCCAATTGTGTACAAAAGGGAAGTGTTTGTTCAAGTCTGACTCCGAGGCGTTTAAGCCATCCAAGCTCGAACTTTGCATTGTGTGCAACAATGAAATCAGCTCTTGCCACTTCTTCAAGAAAGTCTTCGATGTGGGCTGGTTTGGGATGGTGAACGAAAACTCCTCGCTCATCTCCTGATCGCTTCCACGCAATGAGTAAGACATTGTTATTTTCATTTAACGGGTCTCCTTTATCTAAGTTAGTTGTTTCAAAATCGAATACCAAATAATTATCTGATTCAAATATATCAGGATTTGGATTAGTTACAAATTCAGGTATATTAAAATTCATCATATGCTGGTTACTTTACTAGTTTTTGTATCTACCATAACTGGAAAATATAAATGTTCTCCGCTAAGTTTATTCTTAGGAAGAGATATCATCCTCCACGATTTACTGTCGTATTCCTCATTAGATCCGACTCCTACAATTAAGTCCATTTGGGCAGGCATTCCAGTATTTGAGAAATCTATATCACCCATCTCTAATCGCAGTTTATTCGTTCCCGAATCTCCCGCTTGGGTAACTCCAATAACTAAGATATCATTCTTCTTAGCTAGATTTCTTGCAGATGTAGCGGCTATCTCCATCTGTTCCACCCTACCTTCTTTACCTACCCAAATGTTACGGAGTTGGTTGATTACTACAACATCCACCCCGTGTTGGTCGATTAGACTCTGTATATCCCTAAAAGTTCCTGGGGATAATGATTTAAGTATTAAATTATCGTAGCCCTTTTGTTTTACTACGTTTTCGACCTCATCAGGATTATCAATAACGTCTACTATAGGTTTTTCTGCTAACCTACAAATAAGCCTAGACATTGTTGATTTCGCTGGGTCTTCATTTTCTATAAATAATACTTTATAGCCATCATGTAGCAGACCACCGACCATATTAATAATAAATAACGACTTGCCTACTTCAGGTCTTCCGAATACAAGAACATTATTTCCTTTCATAGCTCCACCCGTAGCTTCATGTAAAGCCTTAGGCCACATTCTGATTCTGTTCTTATTTTTTAATGATTCTACAACTTCAGATACGCTTGC